GCTTTATTGATGAGTACGGAGTTCCAGTTTTCACTACTCCTGATGTCGATAGGTTCGACCCAAGCGGTGAACTAATAGATGTAGGTGTAATAGATAACTGGCAAAACGAAGTAGATGGTTTAAAAGATGATTCTGACGGTTTAAATGAATTTTATCGTCAGTTTCCAAGAACAACAGAACATGCCTTTAGAGATGAGACCAAAGGAAGTATATTTAATCTTGTTAAGTTGTATGAGCAGATAGATTATAATGAAGAAATGTCAAGGACACTAGGCGTTACTCAAGGTAATTTCCAATGGGTTAACGGTGTTAAAGATTCTCAAGTTATATTTTATCCAGACCCAAAAGGTAGATTTAAAGTAAGCTGGGTTCCACCCCAACAAATGCAAAACAGAGTAATACTTAAAAATGGGGTTAAACATCCTGGTAACGAACACATGGGTGCTTTTGGTTGTGATTCATACGATATATCAGGAACAGTGGATGGAGTTGGATCTAAAGGAGCTTTACACGGTTTAACTAGATTTTCAATGGAAGATGCTCCAGCTAACAGTTTCTTTTTAGAATACTTGTCAAGGCCACCAACAGCAGAGATGTTCTTTGAAGATGTTCTAATGGCTTTAGTTTTTTACGGTATGCCAATATTAGCAGAGAACAATAAACCACGCCTTCTGTATTACTTAAGAAGAAGAGGATATAGAGGGTTTAGTATGAACAGACCCGATAAGATATGGAATAAATTATCTGTAGCAGAAAAAGAAGTTGGTGGAATACCCAATTCAAGTGAAGATATAAAACAAGCGCATGCCGCTGCAATTGAGATGTATATACAAGATCATGTAGGCATTAAACAAGATGGAACTCACGGGGACTGTTATTTTAACGAGCTGCTAAATGATTGGACAAAGTTCGATATAAACAAAAGAACAAAACACGATGCTTCTATAAGTTCTGGCTTGGCTATCATGGCTAATAACAGGCATTTATATGCACCGAATGCAAAGGTTAAAAAACCTAAATTAAACATAAGCGTTTCTAGATATACAAACACTGGAAGCAATTCACAAATAATCAAGTAATAAATATGGCATATTCTGGTAATAAAAGTTATTTTCCAAGTCAAACAGTAAGCGATGCTGAAAAGCTAAGTTATGAATATGGTTTAAAAGTAGGTAAAGCTATAGAGCAAGAATGGTTTAACAATGATCGTGGTTCTAATAGATACAAATCTAATCAAAATGATTTTCACAGCTTGAGATTGTACGCTAGAGGCGAGCAGTCTATTCAAAAGTATAAGGATGAGTTATCTATAAACGGTGATTTGTCCTATTTAAATTTAGATTGGAAGCCTATTCCAATTATTTCAAAGTTTGTAGACATAGTGGTAAACGGTATGTCTGAAAGAATGTATGATATAAAAGCGTATTCTCAAGACCCATATGGAGTAAGTAAGAGAACTAAGTATATGGATGATATTATTTCAGACATGCGATCTAAGGATTTTAACGATTATGCTATGCAGAATCTTCAAATAGATCTTAGAAAAAGCAATAAAGAAACACTTCCAGAAACTCAAGAAGAGTTAGATTTACACATGCAGATTACTTATAAGCAAGCTGTTGAAGTTGCACAGGAACAAGCTTTGTCAGTTTTATTTGAAGGTAGTAATTACGAACTTATTAAAAAAAGGTTTTACTACGATTTAACGGTATTAGGTATAGGCGCTGTTAAAACCTCGTTTAACACCTCCGAAGGTGCTGTTGTAGATTATGTTGATCCTGCAAACTTAGTTTACTCATATACAGACTCTCCTTATTTTGATGATATATATTATGTAGGCGAGGTAAAAACTATTCCAGTAAATGAATTAGCAAAACAATTTCCTCATTTAATGGAAGAAGATTTAGAAGACATAATGAAAAACAAGTCTAATAATAGATCTAACTACAACTCAATACATAATTACGATAAAGAAGATAACAATACTATTCAAGTTTTATATTTTAACTATAAAACTTACATGAATGAAGTGTATAAGGTTAAAGAAACTAGTAGCGGTGCAGATAAAATTATACCAAGAGATGATCAATATGATCCACCAGAAAACATGGAGGGTGGGTATGGTAGAATGCTAAGATCCATAGAGTGTCTTTATGATGGTGCTATGATTCTTGGTACAGATAAACTACTTAAATGGGAGATGGCTAAAAACATGATGCGCCCTAAAAGTGATTATACTAAAGTTAAAATGAGTTATGCTATTGTTGCGCCTAGAATGTATAATGGCAAAATAGATTCTTTAGTAAAAAGAGTTACTGGTTTTGCAGATATGATACAGTTGACACATTTAAAGCTGCAACAAATAATGTCTCGCATGGTTCCAGATGGCGTTTATTTAGACGCTGATGGTTTAGCCGAAATAGATTTAGGTAACGGAACAAACTACAACCCACAAGAAGCTTTAAATATGTTTTTCCAAACAGGATCTGTTATTGGTAGAAGCTTTACAAGTGAAGGCGATCAAAATCCTGGTAAAATACCTATTCAAGAAATAACTAGTGGATCTGGTGGTAATAAAATGCAAGCCCTTATAGGTAATTATAATTATTACTTACAGATGATAAGAGATGTAACTGGGCTTAACGAGGCTAGAGATGGTAGTATGCCTGATAAAAATGCTTTAGTAGGGGTGCAAAAATTAGCGGCTGCAAATTCAAATACAGCGACTAGACATATTTTACAAGCTGGTTTATTTTTGACAGCTGAAACCGCTGAGTGTTTGTCACTTAGGGTATCCGACATTATAGAGTACTCTCCAACTAAAGATGCTTTTATACAAGCTATTGGAGTTCATAATGTTGCTACGTTAAAGGAAATGTCAGAGTTACATTTGTATGATTTTGGTATATTTCTAGAGCTAACACCAGATGAAGAAGAAAAACAAATTCTGGAAAATAATATTCAAATGGCGTTACAGCAAAGTAGCATAGAATTAGAAGATGCTATTGATCTTAGAAACATAAAAAACATTAAACTAGCTAACCAGTTATTAAAAATAAGAAGAAAAAAGAAGCAGGACAAAGATCAAGCCACGCAACAACAAAACATTAAGGCGCAGGGTGATGCTCAGGCAAAGGCCTCTCAAGTAGCGGCACAAGCTGAGATTGAAAAAAACCAAGCAATATCTCAAAGCCAAACTCAATTAGAAGAAGTAAAAGCTGGATTAAAAACCCAACAAATGGAGTTAGAAGTTAAACACAAAATGAAGTTAATGCAGTTTGAGTTTGAAATAAACCAACAACTTCAAGAAATGAACATGAAGCAAGTCGACATGAAAGACACCATGAAAGAAGATAGGAAAGATGGTAGATCAAAAATGCAAGCATCACAACAAAGCGAGCTAATAGATCAAAAATTAAACAAGAAACCACCTAAAAACTTTGAGTCATCAGGTAATGATATACTAGGTGGTGACTTTGGTTTAGGCGCGTTTGATCCTAGTTAGAATTATTAATTATTATTATATTATATTATGGAAGAAGAAAATGAAAAAGTAGTCGAAGAGATTACGCAAGATCAAGCTGTGGAAACAGTTGATGAAAGTAAATTTGAGTCTGCAGGTGACGATAGCGTTATGAAAGTAGATTTAAGTAAACCCCCAACACCAAAAAAAGATGAAGTTAAAGAAAGTGACGCTGACGACAGCGGAGTGGTTAATGGCGTTGAAAATGCCGACACCACACAAGAACAAGAAGAAGTACAACCGGAAGTTCAAGCACAAGAAACTACAGTATTAGAAGAAATAACTGAAGAAGAAGTTGAAGAGGTTGAAGAGCAGGTTGAAGAAGCTATAGCTACAGCTGAAGCTACTGGAGTAGCATTACCAGAAAACATCCAAAAACTAGTTGACTTCATAGATGAAACTGGTGGAGATATAAATGACTACGTTAAGCTTAATCAGGATTACAGTGAAATGGATAATCAAGATCTATTACACGAATTCTATAAGCAAACAAAACCTCATTTAAACAACGAAGAAATTAACTTCCTAATGGAAGATACATTCTCATTTGACGAAGATACAGACGACGATAGAGAAATACGTAGAAAGAAATTAGCGCTTAAAGAGCAAGTTGCCAGCGCTAAAAGCCACCTAGACGGGCAAAAGTCT